AATGCCCGGGAATGAGCGAAGATATCCGCTGCTGTTCAGGATTTCTTTGGGTGTAGCCAGCATATTCACTGGCAGATAGTCGATATAGTCGGCGTTTCGGAAGTCTTTGCCGACGCCTTTCATGAGCGGAAGTTGCTGAATCGGCATTTATTCACCTCACGTACTCGGATCATCTTTCTCGATGTAAAACCGATTCCACGTAAACGCGCTTTTGTTACCACTACCGCGAGGCATGTCATTTCGCCGCTCAAGTGGTGGTATTTTGGTTAAAGCGATACAGATTGTTTGATATGCACTGTCAGCAGCGGTAAGGAGAGCGTCTGACGGCTGAATGACGTTATCCATGCACACTTGCACAGCGAGTTTCAAAGCGACGCCATCATTTGCCCATGCAGGGATGCCTGAATCATCGTCAGGTAACGGCATGATGCCGTTTTCTGTATCAGCAAACTGATACCCAAGCTCGATACCTTTCGCCTGCCATGCTGCCATCATGTCTTCGAGGTCATTAATGGCATCTTCAATTGCCTGAGGGTCAGCATCTGTCAACGTGGCATTGGAATACAGCCCGGCTTTTCGTAAAGCCTTTAGAACGAGATCACCCTTCGTTTTCGCCATCTTCTTCCGCCTTAGCCACTTTTTGCTTCGTTGCGGTTTCTTCAGGAGTTTTTACCCAACCTTTTTTCAGGTGAGATTTAACTTCTTCGTCATCAACAATGATGTAATCGACAGCAAACTGACCACAGGTGATCATGTTGCCAGGCTTATAGAGCATTGTTCGTGCCATTGTCTTCTCCCAATAAAAATGGGGCCGAAGCCCCACCAAAATTACTGCCCGGCAATAACGATGCCCGTATATTCAGGAACAAGTACAGAGCAACCGTACAGAGTGGTGAAACGAGCAGTGGTTACACCTTTGATGTGGTCGAAGGCGTAAGACATGATCAGCGTAGCGCCCTGCTCGGTGGTTGCTGTCATTACCTGTGGACCCTGACCAGTCGGGAACGCCAGTTTGCCGTACATCAGCTCAACAGAACCATCAGCCCAGAACAGGTTAGCCGGTGCGGCATTTTTATTGAGAATGGTGATTGCTGCACCATTTGCCGCGTTAGCATCAACGTTTGCATATGGACGGCTGGCGACATCTGCGTTGTCAGGCGGCAGAATTTTCGGGGAGATAGTCACTGTCGTTCCGCTTACTGCCAGAACGCGGAATACCTGCGGCTGCCCGGTGGTGTCTTTGGTGATCTGGTGTACAGAATTCACACCGGCAATGGTGAACGCATCACCAACCTGCAAGCCAGATGCAGATACCGTAATAGTCCCCTGTCGGTTATCAACTGGCATACCATTTGAATCTTTCGCTTCAACCTTGTGTTCAGGTTGGCCTGATACTGTCAAGGATTCAGCGCTTCCTTTCGGTAATCGACCAGAAATATCGGTCTTGTAGCTATCAAAGGAAGCAACCGGAGGGATCTGCGCTTTTTCGTATGCTGTCAGGGTTGCGCCCTGAGCGTAGGCACGGTGACCAAGCTCGCCAGCAAGGTCTTTGTAGTTGAAGGGGTTCCAGAAAGAGCGACGGTTGATACCCTGCGGTACACCAATCGCCGTCATGGTGGCATCAATACCTGCCGCACAGTTCCACAAATCACGGCCCTGTGAACCTGTGGTTGAGTCAGCCATCGTGATCACGTTAGTAGCACGCTGCGTGACCATGGAAATCAGGTCAGAGTCAATCTGTGCAGCAAGGCGCATACCTGCGGCGCGACCAGCTTCAGTTTTATGTTCCGAGTCACGCATTTCACGCGCATCCAGAGTGTACAGAATGTTTTTAGGCTCCTTGAACACAGAAGGAACAAGGCGCTGAACCAGTGCTGTTGGCGTTTTGCTGCTGAGGTCGAGGCCTTCCTCAATGTTCATGTGGTAATGCTGCGGACGATACAGAACATCACCTGCTCGCTGCATTGCTGTATCACCGGGACGGAATTTTTTAGCGTTACGGGAAACTACGCAGGCGGCCTCAAAGCCTTCAACGTAGTTTTCGAACATGATTTCAAGGTCTTTTGCTAATTGGTTAGCCATGCTTAATGCTCCGATAGGTTATTTTTTTGCCTTTTTAGCGGCGAAATACGGCGTCCAGTCACCAGTTTCCAGCGCCTTGGCTTTCAGTTTGTCGAGGTTATTGATTACTGCGCCGTTGCTCCCCTTAACTGTCGGGGTTGTGGCTGCCGTGGTTTTTGCTTTTGGCATGATTCTGGCCTTAGATTCGATACGTTCCAGCAGACGACCAATTGCTACGGGGTTGGTAGCTTCTGCCAGTTGCTTGCGCAGTTCAGCGTTGCGACCAAGCGCCAGAACAACGATTTCCGGCTTCTCTGACTCAAACAGGATCGCGTTTTGTGTCTCGATGGGGATTTCCTCGAGTACGGCCTGTTCTGCTTCCTGATAGCCAGGAACCTTGAGAGCCTTAACACGTTGCTGATATTTGGATAATCGCTCTTGATAAGCAGCCTGAAGCTCCTGCTCCTTCTGCTTGCGAGCCATCTCCTGTTGCTGGTACTTTCCGTTATCCTCTGCCCACTTAGCCATGCGTTGCTGATAGATTTCTTCATCGAAACCGATGTCCTCATCATCCAGTTTTGGCATTCGCGGTGGTTGAGTGATTACCGGCTGCTGCTCGACGGGTTTCTGAGACTGACGCATCAGCTCTTTCAGCTCGCGGTCTTTCTCTTTAATCGTCTTGCGCAGGTGTTTTACCAGTCCATGCTCTGCGCTATCTTCGCTGGTTGGCGAATCCAGCTTTTCGTCACCAAAGTAGAATTCCTGTTCTGATTCGTCGTCATCAGTTTCAGTAGCTTCCTCTGCATCATTGCCAGAGGACTCACTGCCATCTTCTGTTTCAACTTCTTCAGCCAGTTCGACATCATCAGGAATCTGCTCTGATGTATCGGTTTCGATTTCAACTTCTGGTGTGTTTTCTGCCATCTGGTCCATTTGTTACCCCTGTTTACTCGATGTTCAGCCCATCGGAAGGCAATAAGGTGCCAGGCCTCATAAAGACAGCCATTGCACGTTATGGGTTAATTACTGCTGTGGTTGTTGCTGAGTTGATTTTTGCAGGATGCTGCTGATGTCCATGCGCTGCGCATGGCCCTGTGCCTGACTTTTCAGGACAAGCTCTGCATCAGCACGGGCATTGTCTCCTTGCTGTTGCTGGAACTGTCCGAGCAGTTTCAGAGCCTCGCGGATATCAGATTTCTGCTGGCTATCGGCAGATGCGAGGATTTTCACAACGTTTGCCGCTGCAACCTGAGCATCAGTCTGTGCCTGGAATGCTTTAACCTGAATGGCTGCCTGTTCGTTCTGCGCTTTCTGCAATTCAGCCTGACCTGCAAGAAGCTGACCTTGCGCTGCAACCATAGCCGGATCTGGCTGACTGGCCTGTTGTTGTTTCGCCTGCTCAACCATCTGCTGTTCTTCTGGTGTTCTCGGCTTGATAACTCCAGACAGAAGCAACTGATTGCGGTTGTATTCTTTAAGGTCGTCCATCCCTTCGCCGTCCATATTGTCGAGAATCATCGACGATACAAGGTCGTGCTTCGGCGTTCCTGGTGGGATAAGTGCCAGCATGGAAAGTAACGACTTAACCGTTGCGTCACGGCGAGTAGCGAACGACTGACCGACATCGACAGTCACTTCATAGTTACCCTGCGAAAGGTCGTTAAGCGCGATAACCTGCCCTGTCTGACGGTCAACCACTTCACCAGTCATCAACGCCACGTCATCGCTGCCGTCCTCATTAACGATGCGCATTGGCGTATCGCTGCCATAGACTTCACGAGCCATAGAAAGCCACACGACGCCAGCGCGGCGCATGGATTTAGCCATGTTGTCCATGTAGATATAGGACTGCGTGTCCATCCGGTTAAAGATGCTATCAACGGTATCGGTAGCGACGTTGCTCGGCATATTCTCAAGCTGCGACGCACCTGTAATTTGCTGAATAGCCGTTCCGGTGTACTGCAATAGCCCGGCAAGAGCTGGAGGCATTTGTGTCGGAGGCGTATAACTGCTGACCTGAGCCTGCGCAGTAATATCTCCGTTTTTGTTTTTCAGACTGACCATCGGCAGGAACGCCGGGCGCTTTTTGTTGCGCTCCGCCCAATGATTGGCGAGAGGACCAGGAATCATGTCAACATCAACTACAGGAATGCCATCACCGCCAGCCTGAGTAGCGTTATCTGCAATCATGGAAACCATCAGGTTCTCAAGACGCTGTGCATCCATCGCTTTTGCTGCGTGGCCTTCGATTCGCTCCTGATTATCAACAAATGAGCGACGCCCATATACCGGGATGAGTGGAATATGTTCGCCCGGAATACGCTTCGGTTCTTCCAGCCATTCAGCGCCAGACAGAAGGCCGCAATAAACGCGGCGTTTCTTCACAGTTCGCTCACCAATCAGTTCGAATGCGCCATCGGTCAGCTCGTCGACAATATCTTTGATTTGCTCTTCATCATAGATTGCCGTTTCTCCGCTAACAGGGTTGCGCCATGCCGTGAGCTTCACCTTCTCTATGCGAACTTCGTAGTAGCGACCAACATAGATGGCATCTGGCGTTGACCAGTCATATTGAGTGCCAGTGTCATCACGAGAAAGGCTTGCCGCGATGGAATCAGGGTATTCAGCCTCGAACGCTTTAGGCGTCATGGAGAACATTTCCATAGCCCACATAGCATCAGAGCGGTCATATTGCTTGCTGTCCTGATCGAAGAAGACGCATGTCGCTGGGTCGTAAACAGGAAGAAGGCTGATGCGTCGCTGCTCGTTACTTGGGTCCATTTCATCTTCGTAATCGGCACACATGCGGAAACAACCGAATCCGCCCGTTACAGCATCATCAAATGCGTTATCACACGCTTCGCCACCTGATGTTTCCTGATAGTCAGCGCGGAATTTGCCGTTCATCTTTTCGGCTAACGCTTCCGATGCCTTGTCATCCTTCGGCCTGAATTTAACGCTGATGCGATTCTGTCGATACTCGCCAATGATGCGATCACATTCACGGGCAATCTTATTCAGTTCAAAGCGCGGGTAATGCTCAAACCTGCCTTCATCAAATGAGTAACCAGCGTTTGTGCTGCCTTCCCACTGTGCGCCGGATACCCGGACGAAACGTTGAGCCTCAATAATCTGCTCACGCATATCCTGCGTTGCTGACCAGGCATTATCAAAGTTGCACAGCACCTTGCGATGCCAGTCAGTCATCTTTTTTTCTGCCATATCAACCTACACCACAAGGAATTGAGTAACTGGAATAGTCGGGTTGCGCAGCCGACTCCGGGCAATGCATACACATCATCAGCGCATCAGCCAGGTTAGGAGATGGAATACCGAGCTTCTGCTTCATTTCGACCTTAGTCATAAGCTCCAGCTTCCCGTTGTTATTGAATTTGCGCTGAATCTGCGTCAGTTCTGCAAACAGCTTCTCCAGCATCTTCTCGCCTATCGCTTCTTTGTCGAAGCTCAGCATGTCGTCGGGGTCTGCATACTCACCGTGGACAACCGCCCGATATGTCAGATACAACCTGTCAGCCAGCGCGTAATAGAATTGCGCTCGCTTATTGCGGAACACATCGCCAATAGTGCGAACGTTGTCGCCCTGCACGACTTCATCAGCCCATGCTCCAGCCTGATATGGTGCATCTTCATCAAATGGCGATTCGCTGCCCTTGAACATCGTGGCGGTGATTTTCTTACCGGAGAACGCTTCCGTTGTCTGTCTGCGTAGCCCTGCACCGACACCATCACCATCCCACAAGTAGTGGTCAGCACCGTCTTCAATCGCCAGCGAAGTAGCCCAGTCAGCCCCCTCGTTGATGTCCATCAGCAGACCTTCGGCAATGCGCTTAACTACCGAACCGTGACGCGATGCATAACCTTTAGCATCCGGCCCTGTATCTGACGGGTCATGTGCAGAAACAACAGCGCCTTTCGCTTTCCATCCTAGTTTCTTGTGCGCATCGGTTGCGGCTTCAAGCCATTCACGTTTGATGATTGCCATATCACTTGCGCTTACTGGCTCACCAAGCCAGATGTGACGATACAGTGTCGGATTTCTGCGTTTACACTCTTCCATCTCCAGACGGAGAACTTCAGGAAAGTGCGGGTTGTCGGTGTAGTTCACCGTCAGCAGACAAATATCATCTGGAGGATTTACGACGAATCGCTGATAGGTATCGTCGAGGATGTTTTTCGGGTTAAAGCTCACCCATATTTCGGAAAATGGCTTGCGGATGGTTGGTATCAGGATATCCCATGATTCCTTCGTTACCGCTTCCGCTTCCTCCACCCAGCAGATATCAATGCCTTCTAGCGATTTAATCTTCGTCGGGTTGTTTTTGATGCCGTAGAACATGAATTCAGCATTCGTTCCGAGATGACGAATCATTGAACGCTGAATTTCAAACTCAGCCGAATACCCTTCCCGCTCTATGGTGTCTTCAAGCAACCGGATTACCGAATCGCTGATACTGTTTTGCAGTTCACGAGCACAGAGAATACGCACTGGCTGCCGACGCGCCGCTTCAACAAGCAGTCTCGCAATTGCCCATGATTTACCGCTACCTCGACCGCCTTTGGCGACTTTGTAGCGATGCGCCTCAATGAACGGTTCAAAGATAGGATTAATCGAGGTCATTTTCCGAATAGAGTGCTCATCGGTGATGTTTCAATCTGGATTGCGCCGCCGTCTTTGCCTGTTAGCTCGTGATCAACCTTGTCGCGCCATTTATCCTTCTGTCGGTTCTTAAGCCAGAAGATGGCAGCGGTTGTATCAGGCGGGTAATACTTCTCAAGCGGAGTTTCGACAATTCTGTTTTCAATAACACGAATATCGATGTCTGGAGCCACAAAGCCCATAGCGCGTTGATAAAGACGGTCACTAACTTCTGCATCAGCGACGGCCTTACCCTTTTTTATGGACTCCGAAAACTTAGGATAATCAAGCTTCCACTTGTTAATAGTTGACTCACTGACTTCAAAGAAATCAGCAAGTTCTGCATCGGTGTAGCCCAGCAAGCACAGTTTGCGTGCCTGTTCGGCATACGCCTCTTGATACTTTGTTGGGCGCGCCATGTTTATGCTCCGGTAGTGAACAGGTCTAACGCTTCCTTCGATTTACGCACCGCTTCGATAGTGCGGGTCGTGATATCTGAATTAGCGCCGCCTGACTGGAAGTGAATTTTGAATAGCTCAAGCTTCAACTCGTCAGTGCCGATGAATTGAAATGCTTCTTCTGCGGCTGCGTTCTGGTTCATGACCAGTTTGTAAATCTCTAACTGGAATTTCTGTTCTTCAGTCATGGGAATAATCTCTGCCATTGTTGGCTCCGTTTATCCGTTAAAAGGGATATCAGTTAAGTTATCCCGTGTAGGGTATAAGCCATTGTCGAGACCACTCATTGAATGGCCTCTGCAATAACCGATGTCTTTCCATCAGTCCGCCACCACAAAGAATCTTTTTTGCCATAAGGCAGGAGGTTCATCTTTCAGTGGCTGCCAGTGTTATTTTCCCACTTACTGGCTTGGGTTGTTTCGCGGTGCTGCCGTAACTGGTTACCCAGAATAAATTCCGGTTTCATTATCAAGCCCACCCGTAGATAGGCTTTGTAATGACATCTTCAATTAATCAGCAGTTCAGGCTGTGTCACCTGCAAGATGTATTCATGCTCGACAGCCAGGACACGCTTCTCTTTCTTCCGTTCGTTCATTAATCGACTGCCGATCGTACCTTTCAGCTTTGAGCGTGTTTCTTTGATGGCGTAGCGGTGCTGCATTTCTTCGCCAATTGCCATGCGGCGGCTCAGTTGCTCTGCCATCCAATTGAATGCTGCGATATAGCTCTCCTTGATTGCTGCAGCAGCTTTCCCGGTGAACCCCATTACAACCATGATCCAGCCATCTTTCGTCAGGCTGTACATCGGGCGAACCTTGCCCTGTTCATCGATATAATCAGCCGACGCAAAATTGCGTTGGCTAAACTCACGCGAGCAATCAGCCTTAACCTGCTCGATTTTCCTGAGAACATCACCGTGTCGCTTGCCGAAGTACTTGGCAATTTTTCTGGATGTGGTAACGACCTCTCCGTTTTTGGCTTGCACCATTTCTCGGAAGTCGAAGGCTGGAATAACTGAATGACTATTCATAGCGTCTTTACCTTTTAGAAAGTGAGCCTGTCTCACAGAAAAGCCGCCCGAGAGAGGTCGCCACCTATAACGGCATTTCTCAGGCTCGCTTACTGAAAGGCTCTCGTTAATATGCGCGTGAGATGCGCTGTGAAATTCAGATATAAAAAAGCCCCGCAAATGCGAGGCTAAATCCTGGTATTTGTAATGAACTGGCTCTTATCTCAACGCAGCCCCTTACTGCGCGCCAGATGCTCAATATCAAGCATCAGCAATGAGATGTTTAATCTGGATTCACTCCAGAAGTGATCACCACCCTGTCTACAGAGCCAGATGTGAAGGATGATGAGTAAAATTATCGCTATCATCGAAGGCATTGCGTCCTGATGTATTCCTGCAGGTAGTTAACCTGCGCGGTTATCCTGTCGATTCCACTTCGGAGACGGTAATAATTGAGTTCAGCATCTGCTGTAAGTCTTGGGCTTTCTCCATCGCCCATGCCGCTGGCTCCGGTCGTTGACTTTGCACAGGTGGCGGCGACCTGCAGGCGCTTACGCCCAGCAGAAACATCAGCACGGAGACTTTCGATAGTCGCGTTAGCATCAGCAAGCTCCTTTGTGTATCTGGCATCGAGTTCAGCTACATCACGTTGACGCTTCTGCATGTCAGCGATTGTGGATGTGGCTTTATCGCGCTGCTCTTTGTAGGTCATGGCGTTATCACGGTAATGATTAACAGCCCATGACAGGCAGACGATGATGCAGATAACCAGAGCGGAGATAATCGCGGTTACTCTGCTCATTGTTGCCCCCACAAACAGACCTCACGCTCAATCTCACGACGAGTCATCAGGCCTTTCCATTGCTTACTGCCAGCGTATGCCCAGCGACGTAGCTGGTCACATGCGCCCTTGATATCGCCCTGGTTTATTTTGCGAAGAAGAGTAGATGTTCTGAAATTGCCTGCGCCCACGTTATAGACGAACGAGTAAAGAGCGCCGCGCGTTGTTTCCGGTATATCGACTTTGATGTACGGGTTAATTTGTCTGGCGACCGTGGCAAGGTCTTTATTCAGGAGGGCTTTGCATTCTGCTTCGGTATACGTTTTCCCGAGCATGATGTCTTTTCCGGTATGTCCGTGACACACAGTCCATACACCAACTATGTCTTTGTAAGGATTATGTCTCACACCTTCCAGACCATCGTTACCACTTGGCCCAGTGATTAACACAGATGCTATAGCAATAGCCCCGCCACTTATCGCCGCTATTACGCTATTTCGTAGTGCCGGTGACATTGCCATTCAATCTGTCCTCGCGCTCTTTGCGCTTGTAGTACCAGTTGATGCCAAATGTGCCGACAGTACAAAGAATACCAATGATGACAGCCCAGTCATTCAGGGAGAGAATGCCACCCATCGCAGTCAGTCCTCCGAAGCTGTAACTGAACCATTCTCTGATTTTGTCCATACGGTACATGCTCTACCCCTTCATTGAGGGGATTTGCTCTATTTAATTAGGAATAAGGTCGGTTACTGATAGAACAAATCCAGGCTACTGTGTTTAGTAATCAGATTTGTTCGTGACCGATATGCACGGGCAAAACGGCATGAGGTTGTTAGCGCAACCTCCTGCCACCGCTTTCACGAAGGTCATGTGTAGAAAGACGCAGCATAACTATCACTGATGAATTCAGGATAGCCAGTGGCTACGGCTCAGTTTGGGTTGTGGCGGCCGGAATCGAACCGGCTTCCATCGGTGCGCTGCCGATTGCAGTACGCGCGGCGGTCAGTTACATGACTAGTATTTTCACTGTCGCCTATCTGCTAGCTCGCCATTGAGCTTCACCACAACGATAAGAGCACTGCGCGGCACCTTTCACCAATTCCGCGAGGTCTGCGGGTTCAATGCTCTTACCTGTTGTGCAAA